GAAGGAGCCAAAGAAATCCAAATGAATAGCTTTGCACAGCGTGACCATCCAATCTTGAAGCCTATCCCGCTTGAGGAAATAAAGCGTTACGTTACGGTTAATGGTGAGATTGACGTGGACCGCGTCATGGAGATTCACAAGAAGATTCAGGAGCGCGAGGAGGTTCTGAAGCAGGCAGAGGAAGACCCGATGAACCACGGGTTTGAGCTTGAGCATTGGAAATATGCAGAGGAAAGGTTGTGTAACTCACTGAGTATCATGTGCTTAGGCGGGAATCGCAGTGGAAAAACCGAGGCGGGAGCTAGGTTTGTGGTGCGAGCTGCCGTAGAGAATCCGCAATCCGTGATCGTATGCTTCGCTCAGGACGAGGACGCATCTGTTCGTATTCAGCAGTCTGCTGTGTTCCGCAACCTTCCGCCAGAGTTCAAGAAGAAGCAGAAGGGTCAGGTCGAATACGTCAACTACTCGGTGAAGAACGGATTCACTGGAGCATCACTGATTCTACCGAATGGCTCTCAGATACTCTTTCACAAGTATTCACAGTTCATCGCCAATCGAGCTAAGTTTGAGGGTCTTGAGCTAGGCAGCAAGGAACCAAAATGGCACAACATTGGGCTATGGCTGGATGAATACCTAGAAGACGGTGACTTGGTGGAGACAATGCGATTCCGTCTTGCTACTCGAAACTCCAAGATGATGCTGACATTTACGCCTATCGACGGTTATACGCCGTTTGTAGCGTCATACATCAAGGACGTAGAGACTATACGGACACGCCCTGCTGCACTGCTAGATGGCGAGGAGGTTCCACTGATCCAGCAGAATACTAAGAAGAATTGCGGAATCATCTACTTTCATTCAGACCTTAACCCGTTTGGTGGTTATTCACGGATTGCCAAAGAGCTAGCGCACAGCACCCGTGACGAGATTCTGACTCGTGCCTACGGGATTCCAGTCAAGTCCATGACTACACTGTTCCCGCTGTTTAATAGCAATGTCCACGTAGTCGATGAGCTTCCATCAAATATTGGCGACAAATCTAAATGGACGGTTTACCACGTTGTTGACCCCGCTTCTGCTCGTAACTATGTTTCCCTGTGGGCTGCGGTAAACGAAAGGCGCGAAGTTGTGGTTCTGCGTGAGTGGCCTGACCGTGACACATACGGACCTTGGGCTGAGTTTGGCGATCCAAAGTGGAAGTTTGGCCCTGCCGCCAAGAAGCTTGGCTACAATGTCAAGGGATATGTCGATTTATTCAAAGAAATTGAACATGAGCTTGGCGTTGAGGTGTTTGAGCGCATTGGAGACTCTAGGTTTTTCGCCGCCGAGAATGAGGACAACGTAGACTTGTTCACCGCCTTCAGTGAGCATGGCATGGACTTTGTTCCAGCAGACGGCCGCCACGAGGACATGGGCATATCCAAGCTGGATGAGTATTTCCATTATAACCCGAATGTTGACATTGATGAGGTCAACAGACCACTAATGACGATTTACTCAAAGTGCGGAAACAGCATATACGCACTTCAGAATTACGGTCAAAATGGGAAGAAAGATGAACCATTGAAGGACTTCCCAGATGGGTTCCGATACCTAGTCATGGCGAATGGTGGCGACGGGCCAGAGCATTATTTACCAGAAATGTTTGAACAAAAACAATCGTTTGGAGGATACTAATGAAGTGTAAAGATATAGCAAATGAATATAACGTAACAGCACCGCAGGTCGGCAGGCTGCGCAAGAAGTTCTTTCCCGATCACAAGGGCGGAGAACTTAGCGACGAAGAGATTGCAACACTGACTGCTTATTTTGAGGAGTCTACTGAGATTGACGAGCGAGACTCGATGGAGGAGGCCGTAAAGCCTAAGTTCATTGAGGGGTTCGTAAGTTACGCCCAAAAGGGACGGAGGCTTGTGGAATGCAAGATTCGCGGTGCTGATGGAATTGAAACTGTCCATGCGCTAATCCCAAACGGTCAAGACCCAGTGACAATTCTTCGCAAGGCAATCAAACTCGAATATATTGAAAAATCAGATGGAACAAAACGATACCGACACGCCAGCCTCGCAAACTATGCGTGGCCAGAAAAATTCTAACTGGGGCGGCGAATTGCCGTATCCGAACAAGTGGCAGATGTCCCAAATCCGAAACGATTGGGTATCTTGGGAGTTGCTATCAAGGGGGATTCTTCTTGGTAGTTTCGGGGGCATGGAGCCGCAGGATATAGCGGATGCCTGCGGGTATGATAGCGGACATGGCGTTAGTCAGCGCCAATACATGGCTATCGAACATGCGAAAGTGACGCAAGGTGTATAATATAGCTTATGGCAAATGAATTAGTTGAGGGTTTGTCCTATGCGGGTAGCGAACCCGATATGGTTGTCATCCCAGATATTTACCAGCAAGATGTGTCTAATCACTCTGGCTTTGCAGATCAATGTCGAGATTCCCGCAATCAGCGTGTAAACTGGTGGCCAGGAAAGACACTGGACCAGCGAAAGCATGGGGTTGATGCGAAGCCGTGGCCGAATGCCTCTGATGTAGAGGTTCCCGCCTATGACGTTCGAGCGAATACTCTCATTGCGTATGCGATGAATGCTATTCGGGATGGTAATATTACGGCATTGCCAGTTGGCTCCGATGACCCAGAGCAGTCTGCGTCTACGTCTACCTTCTGCCGATGGATGCTGGACACATGGATTCCACGAGCGTATGACCACATCGAACTCTCCCTTAATAACATGGGTGAGAAGGGCTTTGCCGCCACATGGGTTGGATGGGAAGAACAGCCCCGTGAGCACCTAGAGAAGACTAGCCTTGAGCTAATTGCCGCTCAGGACATGGAGCGTGCCGAACTTTTTGCCGATCCTGATCGTGTGGACGAGGCAATTGCTACGCTCCAAAACGAGTATGATTTTGTAGACGAGAAAAAGGCGAAGAAGGCGCTAAAACAGTTGCGCGAGACTGGCGAGGCTGACATCCCAGTCGTCAAGAATGACATTAATCGTCCAGTAATTGAGGCAAAATGCCCACGCGCTGACATTATCTTTCCGTCATGGACAATGAATGTCGAGGACGTGTCTCGCGTTCACATTCGCCATTTCATGGATATTCAAGGGTTGCGGTCTGCGCAGTTTGCTGAAGGCTGGAACAAGCAATGGGTCGATGAAGTCGAGGACAAATACATGGGAGTCACGCAAGGTGACATTGAAGGTCAATACGGCAATCGAAACCCATACTTCGCAAATCAGACCGCAACTCTGTTTAATGCTGGAAACCGCAACGCCGAGGAGCTGGTTGAGGTGGTTCGCACTATCCAACGTCTAGTTGATAAAAAGACTGGTGCTATTGGGTATTACCACACGGTTTGGTGTCCAAAGCAGATGCAGGCTACAAATAAGCGCAAGACATCTAAGGTTCAGTATGGCACATTTGAACTGCTAAATGGATGGGACGAGCTTCCGATTGCTCTCACCACGCTTTCGCGGGACTCCAAGAACATCTATGACCAGCGCACATGGGGCGACCTGATGCGCGGAAATCAGGCTCAGGCTAAGATTGCACGAGATTCTTGGAATGACCAGCAAAGCATTCACTCAAACCCACCACGTATGCACCCAGCAGGACGACCTGCAAGCATGTGGGGGGCTGGAGCTACATTTGCCGCTCGACGTGGCGAGGAAGGTCTATATCGGACTCTAGACGTGCCTGACACACTTCGGACGGGTGTAGAGCGCGAGACGTTCTTAGCTGAAGAGGCGGACGCAATTATGGGACTTTCTGAGGATTCACAGAACTCTATTGCCCGACGACAGGAGTTTGTGAACCGCGCACTTGACCACGTAGCCGAGATTGTTCGACTAGCATATAAGGCGTTCCAGAAGTTCTACGATGGCCCAGACCTATATTTCCGAGTCACTGGAGTTCCAGACCCGCAGGTGTTCAATAACACCTATTTCCAAGAAGAACTGGACGTGAAGATGGTTTATGACGTGCGCCTTGGGGACAAGGACTACGTAAAGGAGAAGACCGAGCTGCTGCTACAACTGGCAAATGCTGATACCAACGGAACATTTGACCGCGATCAGGTGCT